TGACCCATTTGCGGAATAAAATCTACGACGACACTGAAATCTGGTGTGAAGAATGGTAAAATTTGTTCGAGTATCTGTGTGCCGTCTTCTGTGTTGCGAACATAAATCGACAGACTAAATTCAAAATTATAAGGTACTGGAAGAAACTGTGTTGCAACACCTGTGCTTGTAGCAGCAGCAAAGTTCTGTAATGTTGAAATCTGTTTACGACTTGCATCATACTCAAGACTGTCAAGATTAAATGACATTCTTGGTATAACGGAATTAATTGACTTAATTAGATTTGGATCGGAAGTAATCTGTGTCAGATATCTTTCTTTTGGACCATACGATAATGGCACTTTGAGTTTTTCTTTTGGATTACCTGCTTGTGTGTATCGAACAATCTCAAGATCATTAAACAATGTACCAAACACAACCACCATTTTGCGAATGGTGCGGTGATAAAATTGTGCATTACCTAACATTACGGTTCTCCAAACGGATTAACTTCCGTAAAGTCGATGATGCCATCACTTGCTGCTTCGATACGAGCATTGTCAATGATGTCTTCAAATGGTGTATTTTGTGTCGGTGCATCAGACGCTAGTGTTACAGTCCATTGTGCGCTACTTGTATTACCGTGTACATTTGCTGATGATGTAAAATCACCTTGCATACGGTATACATCAATGTATGCATTTGGTTGAAAATCATAAACTAAGGCTTGTGCTGTTGCAGTTGCTAACGACGAACCTTGATACACGATTTCGTCATTCACAAACTTACCTGAACCAGAACCTAATGAGATACGAAGTTTAGGATAGTAATTACGAATATTACCATCAATCTCATCGATTCCAGTTTCGATAATCTCACTTGAGAAATAAAACTGTTTCATTTTCAAAGCATACACATATACATTACCACCACGACCACGACCTAATGTATAAAACATCGCTTGATCATTCTCTGATTCTACGCTGGTAATCTCAAAGAAACTTGTGGTCATTGGTATGTAAATCAAATCGCCTTCAAGAGGTCTTGTTAGACCATTGACTGCATATCTAAATCTTAATCTCGAAACAAGTAATGTTGCTTCATCTCGAATCTCTAAACCAAACTTAGATATAAAGTCTTGTTCACCATCAAAGCCAGTTACATTTTCTAGATACATTTCAATTGGATGTGCAGTACGATATTCTTTTAGAACATCTTCACCGAACAAATAATCTACTTGGTCACGGGTTGTTCGTGGTAGATAATAAACATCCAAGCCATAAATTTTGAGTGCTTCAATAACAAGATTTTCGACAAGCAACTGTTCAGGAGTAACAACACTGTTACCCCCTAATTTGTTTGGGAAATTATTGAAATAAAAATTAGTAGTCATTAGCCAGTAAATATTTCTGACGGCAGTGAACCCATCATGTAAATCTGTTCTTCCATTTCTTTAATTTCTTCCGATGCTTCATCGTAAATCTTTTGACCGTTCAGTGTGACTCCACCTGGCATTTGAATACCTTCAAATTTTTTCATATTATTACCCCACTGCTGTTTAATTTTTGCTGTGGCTAACTGTTTTAGAAAACGGTCATTCCAAATATCCGTTGTGCCTTCTATTTGAATTGCAGAGTTATCGTGAGTTAATGTTGGTGGTCCAATCAGCGTTAGGCTTGTAGGCGACTCAATGTTACCAACTTGTTTTGATTCCCCACCAATAGAGATGAAGTCAAATGGTACGATTTCTTGATCAAACTTTGTACCATAACCCACAATTGTATTCGATGAAGGTGAACCACTCACTGTGCCTGTCAATACGACCGTTTCTGGTTGAATTGCACGATAGCATTCAACAACAATCCATTCACCAGGTTCGACATCTCTTGTCCAATCGATGTCTAAGAACACTTTATTTTGATGACGGTTGAAGCGAAACTGTGGTGTACCAGAAAACAGCAAATTCAGTGTGCGTAAATGCTGCATCGTGATTTCATATGACACATACGATACCGATGTAAAGTCATAGAGATCATGCAGACGCAACTGATAACGCAAGTCAAACATGTTGATTGATGCGTTTGATTGGTCAAACGGAAAAATGCCTGTGACAAATTGTACCGCATCTGGACAATAAATCCATTTGCGATTAATATCTTCTTGTGTAATCTGATGCTTCATGAACAGTTTTTCTGTTCCGTCATAATGATAATCACGCCAAAAACCGAGCGCATCATCAATGCGATCATCCACTTGATCATCATCAACGTTAATTTCAATGACTGGCCAACCTAATCTACGCAGGCAGTAATCTTTGAATTGTTGTCTTGTGTTTATAGTTGCCATAGTTGTTTATTTATTTTAAGTCCATCTGAAGATAACAATTCCGCTTCCTCCGGCGCCGCCAATTCTATTGTATGCTGGGGCTGTTCTAGATCCTCCGCCACCGCCGCTTCCCGTTGAGGAATTAGCACCAAAGCCATCTCCATTATTATTACCATTGCCAGCACCAAACGGAGTTCCATCCCAAGGTGGTCCGTAAACAGAACCTCCTCCACCACCTCTGCCGCCAACACCTGTATTTAATGGGGTACCATCATTGTTTATACCTCCACCACCGCCGCCAGCCAAGGCAAGAGTAGACCCTAGTATTGTAGTGAAGATTCCAAAACCACCGTTACCACCATTAACGGGATTTGGTGATGGGAATGGTGTTGGTCCCATGTCTCGTCCTGCACTACCGGCACCACCTCCACCACCACCTCCGGTATTGAATCCAGGACTATGAAAACCAATACCACCAGAAAATCCTTCAGGTGGATTTTTATTTCCTAAATTTCCTTGACCACCAAGTCTGTTTCCGCCAGTTTGAGTTCCAGCACCACCGCCACCTGAACCACCGGATGCTCCTACTCCTAAGGCATCACCCCAACTACCAGGTCCGATGCCGCTGCCACCACGACCACCACCAGTTGACCATAATGAAGAAGTTGTATTGAAAAATCCTGTGTTTGCGCCGTTAGCACCACCGGCCGAACCTTGACTTCCTGCACCACCGCCGCCGATTTGAATTGTAAATCTATCAAGAGGTGTTACATTATAAGAAAACCCTTGTATTACACCACCAGCACCACCACCGCCACCCGCATCAGCACCTCCTCCACCACCACCCGCAACAACTATGTAATCAATGCTTGTAAGACCTGCTGGTACATTCCATGTTGTTGTGTTGGAGAAAACAGCAATTCTATCCTGTCTTGAAGATATTCTAATAACAGCAAATCCAGAACCACCAGCACCACCACCAGTAAAAGATGGTGTGTTTCTTGACCCTGCACCACCGCCGCCACCTAAATTGTTTGTACCTGCACCTCCAGCATTGCTTACATTTGTTCTACCATTACCACCATTTCCACCGCCGCCAATGCCGCCAAAACCTTGTAGAAGTATTGGTGAACTAGGTGCTCCACCCCAAACCGTGCCACCACCACCGCCCGCATACGCTACATTTGTGCCAGTAAAAGTTGAAAATATTCCTACGCCGCCATTTCCTGCTATTTTTGCTACCGGTGATGCTCCTTCACCTGCGCCGCCGGCGCCGCCACCACCGCCACCACCACCGTCATACGCTGATGTTCCATTACCACCCGCAAATCCTTGTGTTATATTAACAGTTGTTCCAACGGCAGCACCACCCGGTCTACCTACACTAGCCCAACCACCACCACCGCCTCCTGAACCACCCGATCTACCGGCAGCGTCAGCAGCACCACCGCCACCACCAATAGCAATTAAAACAGGCATTGTATTTCCTGTATTGCTTGTTGATAAAACGGTGTTTACTCCGTTTGAGGCATTTCCTTGCATTACAGCACCACCTGCACCACCCGCACCAATGTGTACAGTATAAACTTGATTTGGTATTACAGGAAATCCTGTTCCTGTAATTACACCACCGCCGCCACCGCCACCAAAAAGTTCAGAGCCACCTCCACCACCAGCAACCATGAAATAATCAATCGATGTTACACCGCTTGGTACAGAAAATTGACCGGTGTTAGAAAAGACAAAAATTTGGTTTTGTGTATTGCTGAATGTCCATTTAAGAACAACAACACCCGAACCTCCAGCGCCGCCCGACGGTGCAACAGGGAATGAACCTGCGCCGGCATCACCACCACCGCCACCGCCACCACCAGTATTATTGTTTGCAGCGAAACCTGAATTTACTCTACTAAATCCACCACCACCAGCACCGAAAGGTGAACCTGCTAAATCTCCATAAGTTCCATACCCACCACCAGCAAATCCACCTTGATCTGTGGCGGCAGGACCATGGCCCCCTCCTCCCCCACCACCAGCATATGCAACGTTTGAACCAGTGATAGAAGAAAATAATCCTATGCCACCATTACCTCCCCTAACTATAGGAGAAGTTGTAAATGTTTGACCGACACCACCAGCACCACCGCCCCCTCCACCACCCAAATAATTAGGATTTCCTGGTCCACCTGCACCACCATTATTACCTTCACCTGGTGTGCCTAAACCACCGTTTGATGCGCCACCACCATCACGAACTGCACCTCCACCACCAGAACCACCACTGTTTCCTTGAACTTCTGCGCTTGTGCCGGGCGTGCCACGATAAGAACCGCCACCACCGCCACCAGTTGACCAAAAAGAAGATGATGTATTATAAAAACCAGAATTAGTTCCGTTTGCACCTCTAATCCCACCACCATCAGTAGGTGTAAAAGGTGCTCCACTACCACCAGCACCAATTATAATTGTTAATGTGTTTAATGGTGTAACTGGATAGTTTGTTCCAGTTCTAAAGCCGCCTGCACCTCCGCCACCACCACCTTCTACACCACCACCGCCGCCTCCGGCGACAACAAGGTATTCAACACTCGTTATTCCTTCTGGTACAATCCAAGAAGTTGTTTCTGTAAAAATCTGAGAAACAACATTAGGACCTATAGGCGCAGGAACAAAACCACCAGTAGTAACACCAATACCAGGTGCAGTAAATCGTTTTAAACTAAATCTACCGTTTGTAAATTTACGAATTGGCATTAGAAGAGTTCTGTACCAAAAGCACTGAATGAAATAGTGGATGTATTAGCATTAACTGACAATTGCGATGAGGCATTTAGTGTAATACCCAAACTCAATGCAATTGAATCATTGCCAGGAATAGCAACACGCCATGCTAGATAGTTAGCATTTGCAGTTGCTACACCAGAAACGTTTGCGGCAATACTAAACGCAGCAGCATTTGCATCAAGATTTGCAATATTGATTGATGAGATAACAGCAGAGTTACCAGCGGGCACTTGATACAGTGCCGTCAGTACATTTGCTGATGGGTTTCTTTGTCCCAAAATTGTATAATTTCTTGGCATCGTTTTTTTCCTTATAAACCGCCCATTAAAAAGTAATCTTCAAAAGCATTGGGCTCTTGAAGTTTTGCATTTGTAACAGCGCCGTTTGCAATGTTGTTTGCTGTCACGGCATTGTTTGCTATTCTATTTGTTCCTACTCTGATTATATCTGGCATAGTTTTACTCTTTTATGTAGTTATGTCCATTTGAGAATTACGATACCACCTCCGCCGGCGCCACTATTAAAACCAGTAGCGGGGCCACCACCAGAGCCACCACCACCACCTCCAGTAAATGCATTTCCAAAACCTCCCGCACCAGAATTGTTACCGCCATTTCCACCACCACCAGCGCCACCTAAACCACCAGTCACATCTGAACCACCACCTCCACCGCCAGCATATGTTACAATAGTTCCCGAAATGGCAGAAGACATTCCCACACCACCAGCACCAGCCGCAGAACTCGAACCATTTCCACCAGATCCTCCCGCACCGCCTCCACCACCAGCACCAACAAAAGGTCCTGCGGTAGAAGAAGAACCACCATTGTTTCCTTGTCCGGGTGTTCCTAATCCTCCAGAAGTACCAAATGACCCACCACCACCGGATCCACCACTCAAACCAACAGTACCCGCTCCCGGATTGCCGACAAAACTACCACCACCTCCACCGCCAGTAGACCATAACGCTGGAAATGGTGTTGCACCAGAACTCCAAATTCCTGAATTGGAACCATTTCCACCCTGAGCAGTGGTTGGTGCAGTCACTCCATTACCTCCAGCACCAACTTGAATTGTATATGATTGTCCTGGTGTAACAGATAAACTAGAACCAGTCAACATACCACCAGCACCACCACCTCCACCAACAAAACGACTACCACCGCCGCCACCACCAGCAACAAGAAGATATTCTACGCTTGTTACACCTGTTGGTACTGTCCAAGAACCAGTGTTGGAGAAAACTAAAATTTTATTTTGTACAGGAGACATTCTAATGATAGCAATGCCTGATGCTCCAGAACCACCGGCACCTTGTGGTATATTAGAGCCTCCACCTCCGCCGCCGCCAGTATTTGTATTCGCAGAAGAACCAGCCGCACCCGGACCGTTACCGCCGTTACCACCTCCAAACGGTGTGCCAGTTACAGCACCATTTGCACCATATGGTGCATATCCACCGCCACCCCAGCCGTTACCAGCGTTACCCTGATCAACTGAATTGCCACCACCACCGCCACCAGCGTATGCTGTGTTTGATCCAGTAATTGTTGAAAATATTCCTATACCACCATTACCACCTGCCGGACCTCTACTTGTGCCCGCTCCAATGGCACCCCCACCACCAGTTGCACCAGGTCCAGTGTAAGCACCTCCATTATTTCCTTGACCTGGTGTGCCAAGTCCTCTTGTGCCACCTGGTACTGAAGCGGTTCCACCACCAGAACCTCCTGATGAACCATTCACATCATTCAAAACTCCACCGCCACCACCACCAATGGCAGTAAAAAGAATTGCATTTGATGTGTTACCAGCAGACCATATGGTGTTTGTTCCATTAGCACCACGTGTCGCAGGCGTTGGTCCGCCTGCGCCGCCAGAACCAACTCTAATTGTATAAAGTTGACCTGGTCCTACTGGATATCCAACACCTTGCAATACACCACCGGCGCCGCCACCACCTGAGCGATCTGATGCACCTCCACCACCGCCAGCAATCAACAAATAATCAACCGAAGTTACGCCTTCAGGCACTCTGAATTGGCTTGTACCAGTAAAAACAAAAACTTGATTCGTAGCATCACCAAATGTCCATCTAATAGTAACAGAACCAGAAGATCCTTGACCAGCACCAGGAGCAGAACCGGGTGCATTAAAACCACCAGCACCGCCACCACCAGAAAAAGGTATAGAAATATTTGCACTTACGACAGTGGAGCCGCCATCACCACCAGACTGAGTTCCACCCGCTGCTCTGGTTGTGTTTGAATAAGAAGCACCGCCACCACCACCAGCATAATATAAAGACTGACCTGAAATAGTATTTAATACAGATGCACCACCAGCGCCACCCATATTAGTTGCACCATTTGCACCTACACCACCGGCACCACCACCGCCACCACCACCATCATTAGTGTTTTGTAACCAGCCCCATCCACCTCTGAATCCTTGTACGGGTGTTCCTCCTATAGAAAGGCCTCCAATATAACCAGTAGAACCCGAACCACCAGAACCAGCGCCGCCACCACCCGAACCACCACTCATTCCTACAAAACTTGGTGAACCAGGTTGAGAGCCTCCCGCACCACCACCAATACAAACGGCTATGTTTGCAACGGGTGATGTGGCAGTAAGAGAAGAATTTGAACCATTAGCATTAGTACCACCACCTGCACCAACAGCGATTGTGTAAACGGAACCTGGAGTTACTGGGTATGAGGTTCCCGCCAAATATCCACCAGCTCCACCTCCACCACCACCATTTAATTCAGAACCACCGCCGCCGCCAGCAACAACAAGATAGTCAATTGTTGATACACCAGTAGGCACAGTCCAAGTGGAAGAACCTGTGAACACTTGAACGCCAACACCTGGTGTAAGAGGTGCAGCACCACCTCCAGTACCAAATCCGGGTACAGTAAGTCTGACGTTTCTTATATTGGAAACTGTGTATCTTTTAAAACCCATTATGAACCTAATCCTAATAAAAAGTAATCTTCAAAAGCATTCGGTTCAGACAACTTAGCATTTGTAACTGCACCATTCGCAATAATATTTGAGGTAACAGCACTTGGAGCTATTGTGTTACCAGATACAGCACCATCTTGTATTAAGTTTGTTCTAACTTTCTGTATCATTTAGCACCTTATGGATTCTGACTTAATGCTCTTTGAAAACTGGCATTTGACGCCAACAATGTATAAGCATTTGCTGCTGTTTTTAAAATGTTAAAAGAATAAAGATCAATTGATTCTTGTTGCGTTGTTGCAAAACTTGGAGCTGAGTTACCCAACCACCAAGGAGATTGCAGTACACCATCGACATATACATTTGCACGATACCTCGTTGCGCCTTGTTTTAATAAAATTGCGGAAGTAATTGTCTGCCCAACATTCATTTGTGAATCTAAAGTATTCTGTGTATTTGCTCTAAAATTAAACGTAACATTTGCTGTAGTATTGGATGAGAAAAAATAAACAGTGTTGTTTTCTAAATCAATATTTACATTACCACCCACTGCAACTGAATAAACATTACCAGTTTCTAAAACCTGTGTTAAAGATATGTGAAGATTTGATGCAAGTGTGTTTCCACCAATCGCACCGGCCACAATATTGTTTGCACGAACGGAATTAACAGTTAATTTATCACCCGTGATTGAACTGGCGGCCAACTTATCACCAGTGACCGAACTACCGGCCAACTTATCATTAGTGACTGCCGATGTTGCTATTCTACCCGATTCTATTTTTTGTTCTGGCATTTACAAACCTTGTTTTATCAGTATTTAGATTAACCACCAAAGACGATTGACATAGCAATTGCCTTGCCAGTAGTCGCAGCAGCATTTGCTGCTATAAAAGATGCATTTGCTGTTATAAAAGATGCATTTGCTCTATCTAAAGCCAAACTTATTTTATTATTTACGGTACTAGTAAGTTTTGAAAATGTAATTGAACCATCTTCTATTACATAAACATTTGCTGCATTAGTTAGTGTTGTTACTGCAATGTATTCATTGTTTTGAGGTGTGGATAAAAATGTAATTGTGTTTGCAGCATTATTAATAGTGTATGTACTAGGTGCTTGAAAAACACCGTCAACTGAAACAATCAAAGCCAAATTACTTTTAGGCTCAAAACCCAAATTGAACGTGCTTGTAACTCCATCAGCAGTTGTTTCGTAACTTCTAACTGCGGTATTTGCCGGTCTAAAATAGCCGAAAAATGGATTTACTTTTGAAAAACCAACAACACGAATATTTTCACCTGTACCTGGTGGAGTATCAAAAGTAATTGAATCTGCAAGAGGGTTTACTGTGTATGACGAATCGGGTTGAACAACACCTCCCACGGTTACAAAAATGGCATTTGCACCTACTGGATTAAATCCAATATTATACGTTGTAGTTACATTATCACCAACCGTCGAAAAAGTTTCAACTGAAGCACCGGCAGAATTGGCAGCATCAATTGCATAAGGCACCACGGTTTTATAACCAACAACACGAACATTTTCTGTTGCCGGCGGTGGACTAGTAAATGAAATTGTGCTATTTACAGTATTGACAGAAAAAATACTTTCTGGTTGAACTATACCACCAATTGTAACTAATACTAGACTATCTGAAACTGGTGAAAAAGTTAAGTCAAAAGTAGAAGTTGATCCATCGGCAATCGTGTTAAAAACAGAAAGTTCTAAATTTGCACCAGCAGTTATATCCTGCATTTTCCAACCATAACCATTCCACTTCCAGGATTTTTCACCTAAAGTGTATACTTGATTAGCAGTTGGATTACTTGGAAAATTTAAAGCCATTTTTTATTATCCTTGACCTGGCTGACCTTGAGCCAATCCAAAATTAGTATTTGCCGCCAGCACAGTGTATGTATTTGCTGCTGTCTTAAACACCACAAACGAGTATGTGTCAATTGATTCCGGTTGAGATGTTGCAAAAGACGGTGAAGAATTGCCGAGCCAAAAAACTGTTTGCAATACGTTATCAATATGTAAGTTTGCTCTGTATCTTGTAGAACCTTGCTTCATTGCAACTGCAACGGTTAATGTATTTGCTACAGGTACAAGATTATTAAATGTGCCACCGCTATTTCCGTTTGCTCTTAAATTAAATGTAACATTTGCGGTTGCGTTTGATGAGAAGAAATATGATGTATTATTTCCAACATCGATGTTGACGTTACCACCAATTGCCGTGGAGAAAATGTTTGATGATTCAAGAACACGAATTATATTAATACCTAAATTTGCACCTAATCTTGAACTTGTAACGGTAGCATTTGCAGAATTAGCAACATCGAAAGCAGCATTGGCACGGTCATATG